ATTTATGTATGATGTCATAGAACTTATTGGTAACGTTATAGCCGTTCCAGTTCCGGTAGCGACAACTGCATTTAAATCGGCATTTAATGCAATAAGCTGGTCCTCGAGAACTTTACCTTGCCTTGCATCTAAAACAAATCCGGCTTCTTCTGTTGTTGTATTATTTTTAATGCTTGCTTTGTTTATCTTATCATCCATCTTTATGCGTACTGCTTCTAAATCTGCAGCGGAAGCATAGATCAGTGATTCACTAATAGTAGCCGTTACATTTGCGGCATTTCCTACTATAATCGAAACACTAACTACTTTTTCCATAATTTCATACGTTTGCGGTGGTATGTATTCAGCTAACGTTCCTGCATTTGCATAACAATACAGTATCTCACCAAGATCAGGATCAGTTGCAAAGATGCCTAGTTCTCTCCAGTAGAAGCCTGTAGTAATATCTGCATTACTAAAATTCCCACGGATTGTAGCATAGTCATTTGTCCTTGCTATTTTAGTAATCGCAAGTGTTACTATTGGTTCTATTAATGCATTCAGAGTAATTTGAGATTGACCACCTAATGTCCCGGAACCCATTTGTATTTTTGTAAAATTTAAGGGCGCTCCTGCTATTGCTTTTGATTGCAATGCGCGCCCTTTCTCAGTGAATAATATGGTGCTAAAACTCATTATTATCCCTCCTGTCTCAATGTTATAAAATCGCCTGTATGAAGAGCAGCGCCATAGTAAGTATTCATAAACGCAATTAATGTAATCTCAACTTCATCTAAAATAGCACTCTTTCTCTTCACATGTTCAATTATTTTACTAAACTTCTGTACGGCATCTCCATATACGCTACTGTTCTCTGTTGTAATTTTAAAATGTCCATGTTGGCCATCGTAATCATACCACTCAACAACTTCTCCAGTTCCAAATACATCCTTTATAACACTTTCTATGGCGTACACAGTACCAAGTGTCCAAAATACCTGTTCTGAATTTTTTATTATATCAACTTTAACACTTTTCGAATCTTCCTCATCATACCAGAGTATATTATTTATCTTAGCAATATAGTCAAGGTCTTCTTCTTTCAATGAGCTTAAATTTTGTATAAAATCCATGCATTGAATACTTTGATATAACTTGCTTAAGATATAGTTTCCGGCTGCACACAGCCCTTTCACACTTGTATCATTTTGCATATAAGTAGGAATTAAGTCTAACATGTCAATACTATCAAGTTTCATAATTCCCTCCTTAATATAGTCCTGAATAGGTAACTACTGGAGCACCGGATAACTGTGCAATCTGCTGTTCATTTACTGTAATATAGGATGGACTAGTTACGTTAACGGTATAAGCACCTGCATTATACATATATTTCTTTAACATATCAGGATTTATGGATTTTCCTAGATCAGTGCACTGATAATTAATAAATTCAGTTATAGCACTGCTAACAGCAGCCTGTATAATTTGTGCATTAGATTTATCCGCTTCACTTATGGTATAACTTACATTAATTGAGTAATTTACAATAGTTGGCTTCTGTACTATAACCTGATCCGTTAGTGGGCGTACTTTTTTACCGCTTAAACTTTCACTTATACGAGCAATTACCAACTCACTAGGTAACGTTCCATCTTTGTTCAATACAGTAATCGTAACTATTGAACCAGATGTTGAAACACTGACACTTCCAATTGAATTGTCTGATGATTTTGCAAGGTATTTATATGCTTCCTCCGCTCCTGCCGTATTATAGTTAAATGGCTTAAGAAGAATTCTTTCTCTGTAGCTTTCAATATCCTCAATTTCAGCCCCTCCACTACTTTTATCAGTATTAGTAACGCTAGTAACATACAAAATGCTGTCTACTAAAGTATTAATGCTTCCTATCGGGAAATCGTTGTGTCCTTTACCTGCCACGGTTGCAGCTGCCGTAACTACAACACTTAATGTCCCTTTTGAAATTTTACTTTCTTGTATAGTAGCAAAGAAGTAGTTGCCATCTAGTGTAACTCTTGTTCCAGATGGAATTGTAATATCAAAATCTTTTACAGCGGATATATTAAACTTCATAGGCACAAGTGCTTTTTCAGCAGCTAACATATATACTCCCCTTCCTTCTCCAATATCTTTCAGGAATGGCATAACTGCAGTCTGCGCAAAGTATTGATTTGCATAATAATTTGCTTTTGCAGCGATAATTGTAGCTGGATACATAAAAGCATTGATTAAAATTCTTCTTTCATCACCTGCATATAATGAGGTATTTGTTTCTTTTTCATATGCCTCAATTGCTCCTTCCAAAACTTCGCTTTCATTAAAATCAATAAAATTATGCATCTTGAATCACCACCTTGCATTCATAATCTCCATTTTGTGTTATCGTGATAATATCACCAATTGAAACAGATGCTCTTGGTTCACGCTTTGAAAGCATATCAAGTGTATCTGTAAGCATTTCAGAAGTAATTTTTTCAGGGTGTTTATCTACGAAATCAACAGACTGTCCAAGATCACAGTCAAAATGCACTTCATCTTTATTAATACTAAGAAGATTAATAACATTCTTTTTAATTCTATCTTCTTTTGATAGATTAACTTCCCACTTAAACAAAACATTCACCTACCTTTTTGTATTTCTCGTTTGTTTAGCAGTTACATTGTTGGTCACTGTAGATACCATTTCTTTAAAGTTCAACGATACTGTTGCTTTTTTTAAAACACCTCTTAATGTAAATTCCTGATTTGTTATATCTACTCCAATAAGCTCCCACTTATTTGTTCCATACTTTTCATTGCCAACTATGAAATAATACGATTTTCCTTGTAATACAAGCCATGATTCAATCTCATCTCTTACATTAACAAAATCATTTCTTAATTGTAATTCGAAAGCCATAGTTTCAAGACCTGGGGCTTTGTTTTTTAGTTTGGCTTTATTTGTTCCGTTCTCCTGTTCCTCTACATTGTAACTAGATGATCTGGAAACTGCTCCAAATGTATTTATCATGTCTGCACTTATCGAAAATACTTTAGGTCCATATGTTGCTATCTTCATGTAATCACTCCTATCACTGCACCAGTACGAAAGTTGTCATCATATACAGCTACAATTACAGTAGAATTTACCGTTAAATCACTGATGTGATTTGCAATATCAATGTATGGTGTCATTTGATTAATCTCTTCATATACTATTTTTGCTTTATTTCCTTTTACTTCTGCGACTTTTCCTTTTTTTATCATGACATTAATAATCTCCTTGTATCGACTTCCTATATTTTATTATTTGTCTGTCAAAAAGAATATCATTGCTTACTTCATAGACAAAATTAGTTCCACTCCATTCCGCAAAATCACCGCTTAAATTAATGGTTATACCAGCTGTGATTCCCTGGTATGCAACAATCCCAGATCCAACAAATTCATATTTATTATGAAAACGCATGATGTTCTTGCAAAAACGTTCGCTCTCTCCAAGTGAACTCACCGGAATATTTAAAATAAGATGTTTTCCATCCAATCCAGAACTTACTTTGGTCTTTATGATTCCATTTTCATGCTGATAAATATTTTCAATCGAAGATACTAACTTGGCATCCGATGTTGAAAAGTAAGGATTTTTGATAAAATCCTTTTTTGATATGATTATGGATGGATTTTTATTTTCTAATTTTTTCTCAGAATAAATAATCAGTTTGTTATTATAAACCTTCTGAATATCTCCTTCTTTTACCAAGACGGATTGCAGGTGTTCTAACGAATTGCAATTTATCCTCTGTACAAACTCGTATAGATAGTCCGTAATCTCATAGGTATATAGTGAAAACCCTAATTCGTTACTGATTTCAGAACAGATTCCTGTCAGTTTAATATTTTCCCTTGTATTTGATAGCTCATTTAGAGCTTTTGACGGAGTAGATAGTGCTTTTACTGTATAAGCTCCATCCTCAATTCCTATACTGCTTACATACATGATTCCGGTATCAATTCTATCCTTCACAACCTGAATCGTATCATTTTTTTTTAGCCCCCAGCCTTTCCATAAGTCATATGTATCGTTAAAAACAATATGCAACGCATCTGCGCGACCACCTGCATAATCATTGTATCTACATGATCTCATTGACTGTTCACTTGCTGTTATCTCTTTGTTGTTAATTATTAACTTCATATTACTGCCTCCAAGGAGCAAGAGAGGAAGTGTCTGCAGTATTAATTACTGGAATATTTACTACTTCTCCACCATCAAACACAACAACATCGCAATAATTTGGATTTGCTAAGATTAAATCTGCAATATGATATTCATTACCATATGCCTTATAAGAGATTAAATCCCATGTTTCCATCTGTTTTGCAATATATGTATCCATTACGCAAACACCTCTCTTTCTTCCTCTTCTTTCATCTGCCGATACCAAGACTTGAATCTCTCAAAATCATCCTCTAATGCTTCCTTTACTCCTTTTGAATCTTTGGCATAAATTTTGGGTGCATAAACAATCGTTCCACCATTCCGGTTATTCGTGGTAGTAACAGTATCGAGCTGAGCAGTACCTTCGTTTGAAGCCCTTTTACCAGTAAATTTATTTCCAAAATATGATAAAGAAGAACGGATTCTGTCAACGGCAGGTAATAAATCAGAGTAGTTTCCAAGATTCATTCCTACTCCTTTTGCAGCTTGTGCAAGTAACATTCTTGATCTTGGTTTGTTGTTATGTGGAACAACTGTCTCTGGTACTTTTCCCTCACCAATCATTGCTAACGTAGGACTTGTAACAGTAGCTCCTTTTGCAAGATAAGGTATTTGAGGTATCTCCCCAATTTCAACACCTGGTATTTTATTGATTACTCCAGTTAATCCGTTTATTCCACTAATTGCAGTATTTACTAAACCAATTATTCCATTTAGTGGTATCTTAGCTATATCTGCAAGACCAGAAAAAATACCTTTAAATATATTCTGTACATTCTGCCATGCTGCCTCCCAATTACCAGTAAACACATTAACTATAAAGTTTATTACTTGCGATAAAATGTTTAATACATTCGTAAAATGAACAATTACTCCTTGAATGATTGGAAGTAAGGCATTAATAGCATTAGCTAAAATTGCAGAAAACACCTGAGCAACAACGGATATTACTGGTGCAAGTGCTGTTAGTACGGATACAATCGAACTGATTAAGCGGGATAATACAGGCAATAGACTTTTTACAACATTCATGATAGGAGGTATTAATATGTTTATGGCCGGCAATAGTGCGCTAATTAGAATTGCCACTAATGGTGCTATTTGAGCAACAATCTTTGTAATAAAAGGTAGGAACGAACCAATTAAAGATATTAGTACCGGTATGATGTTCCGAATTAAGCTTGTCACCGGAGGTATCAGTGTTTGAAATGCCTTTACTAAAGAATCTCTAATCATCATAACTAAAGGCGCGGTTGACTTTATCAACTTTACAATAGATGGTAGTAATTGTTTTACCATTGAGAGAATGGAAGGCATGGCTTTTTTCCCTATTGACTGCAATGGGAATAACAGCTCTGTAATGAACGGAAGAACCTCTTTTATACTATCCATTATAGAAGGTAATATAGAAGAAATTTGTTTAAACCCAGTATCAAACAAGTTTTTAATAATAGGACTAGCTTTATCCATAATTCCTGTTAATCTACTAAATCCCTTCTCAACAAAAGGCATCACGTTCTTTGCTAATTTTGCTAGCATTGGCAGTAAAAACATACCTATTGTTTCTTTCATGTCTCCTAAGGTATTATTCGCTTGTTGTATCTGCCCTTGATCTGTTTCTGCTAAAGCTTTATTAACCCCACCTACGTTATCCTTTAATACCTGTGCAATGGTTGCTGCTCTTTGTGTTGCATCTCCTGTCTTAATTGCTTTTCCCTGTGCCTCGGTAAAGGAAATACCTACTTTTGATAATGCCCCAACACTACCATTCATAGCTTTTCCTATCATATTGCCAATGGATACCGCATCGCTTTGTGTGGCATTTAATCCTTTTTGCTGCGCTAATAAGTCTGTCATTCCGTCTGATAAAGTAGTTATTTCCTTATCTGATAGCTGATAGGTTGCAAGTTGCTGCATTCCTGCAAGTGTAACCTCATCACCAATAACACCAACTTTTTGTAAATTTGACGCTACATTTTTTAAGTTTTTCGCAGCTTCTGCCGCTGCATTTGGTCCTCTTATCTGTATTGACTTTACGTTTTCTAGTACAGATGCTAATTTGGTTTCAGCTTCAATCTGTGCCTTTGCAGCTGTTATGGTTTCACTGGCGAAATTTTTTAGACTACCAACTGCTTTTATTACTCCAAATAACTTCAACGCGCTACCAGCGACGGATTTTAGTGAACCTGTCATGGCTTTTGCAGCTGACATAGTGTCATGGCTCATGGATTTATTCATTGCCCTAGATGCTTTTGCAGTCTTTGCAGTTGTAGTATTTAAAGCTTTTAACAGACTTCCATTAATCGAACCGCCAAGGGATATAACAGTATTTAATACCCTGCCTTTTGCCAATTTATCTCCTCCTTCCTATTTTTTATTTTTAGAAGCATCCATTTTTTGCTTCATTTCCTTTTCTCGTTCTTTGGAAATATAGGATAACGTTTCGTAGCAGTCTAAAAATATACCAAATGGCATGTCAAGAGCAGTCATATAGTCTGTAGAAGTGTCCATAGTAATTGTTCCTGCTACCAATTTAATAAAATCTAGTCCTCCTCGGTCTCCGTATCCGATGCTCCGAGCAAAAAATCTCTTGCCTTTCCACATGCGATCGTAAAATCCTGTACGCTTGACATTCTTTTTAAATCAGATACTGGAATTCCACTAGCAAGTGAAAAGAATCCAATCTGTACGTTCAAATCTAATTCTGGGACTGAAATCTGACCTTTTTTGCTTAATTTAGCAACCAAATTTATGTATTGAATCGGTTTAACTGAGTTGAAATCATATTCAATTTCTTTGATATTTTCTCCGTCAACTTCAATGGGTTTATGCAATACAAGTTTGTTTCCATAGTCTTTGTTTTCTTCTTCATTACTTTCATCTGTTACATTTTCAAACATAGCTTCTTCCATATTTTCCTGATTTTCTAATTTCTCTTTCATGCTAAATTCCTCCATAAAAAAGGATGAGATTGCTCTCACCCTATTTATTTAATGCCTTATTTAATTTGCTCGCATAATCGATTCCATTAATGGTAAGTTTTCCATTCAAAGGGTCAATTTCATGTATTACTGTTCCATCTTTAACCAACTTGTAATAACTACAGGCAATCGCCAGTTCAATTTCCATTCCTTCGCCTTTGGTTGCTTCTAGTGATGGAATACCTTTTGGTCTTCCTTTTATGGTAGCTGTATAAGAGGTATATGTTGTCTCTCCTGTTCCTCCAATATTATCTACCGCCCAATTTAATCTTAAATTAACACCACTTGGATCTATTGCAGTTAATACTCCTTGGCTTAGTGACTTTGAAGTAATTGTTGCTTCCATTGCATCGATATTATAGATATCTGGTATATTTACGGTACCAAATATTCCAGAACCAGTTACTTCACCATCTGCGAATGCTACTTCTGGAGTTGTGAATGATGTTACATCCTCAATTTCGATGTATTTTTTCCCGCTTTTTATAGTTGGAAATAAATCAACAACTTTATTTGCATAAAATTTCATTATTCATCCTCCTCTCTAAAATAGGAATCCAAACCGGTTGCTGTGTATTTCACTTTTCCTGTAATACTCTTACCGGGAGGTGTATTCGTCTCCGCAATATTAAACACAAATTCTCCGTCTGCTATGGAAGAAGGCGGGTTTTCAGCCGTATTAAAGGAAATTTCACCAAACAGTAGCGCCCCAAAATTTACAAGACTGTTAAGCACTACCTGATAATCTCCTACAATTTCCTTTGCTTTTCTTGGAGGAATTGGTTTATCAATATAGTCAAAGTTTTCAGCTTGAAAATCATTGCTTACATAATCCCTCATTTGTACTGCGACATCATTGAGATATTCTGGCTTAATATTGTCTTTATTGCTTTCCAGATAATTAGACATGCATACGCCCCATGTTCTCCAGTCTCCCTGCGCAAAATTACAAGTTGCAATCCCAATTTCATTCAATGAATTTGCTGCCTTTTCATTTTGCAGAACAACTTTTCCACTAATATCACAAAGTCCATCAATGTCAAGAATCTCATTGGAAGCCGATTCAAATGGAATATTATCATTGCTTATATCAACTTTCATTTTTGCTACTACAAACTTAGTTGTTAAGCAGTAGATAAGCCCATCTTTTTTCACGTATGGCCAGCATACTTTCATTTTTGGACTATTATATCCTTTTTCTGCTTTTTCAGATGCAATACTATCTCTAGCAGTGGATGAAAGTTGTGCATAAGACTGTGTATACCAATGGTTATTAATCTGTCCTTCTGATAAATTCAACAGCATGGAACCAACACTATTTTCTGTAGGAACAGCAACCTGATCATCCCACCCTGGAGCTAATAATACCGTAGGTACTTTAAAGATTGTCTGCTCAAAGTAATCAATTGCATCAAAGGTAGATGCGGTAAATACTAATGTGTCTAATTTCTCAACTACCGAATATGTAACACTAACATTGGTTCCAAGTGCTTTCTTTAAATCCGTAATAATGAGAACATTACCTGTATCATCGTATTCTATTGTGTAATCAATCCCTTTTACCTTTCCAGTTATGGAAAAAGAGCTCAAAATTGCCAAACCACCTACATCCAACGTTCCATATCCATTCGAAATTACTACATTTGCAGTTACTGGCTCCGCTGCAACACTGACCTCTTCTGCATTTAGTAATACAATGATTGGTCCTATTACATTTTTTCTATCTCCAAAATGAGCGTAAACCGCCTCACAAATAGAAACATGTCTTGCCCATTTTCCTGATTCCGGCTTAAAGAATCCAATCTTACTTTTTGCATCTGTAATACTTTTTATTACAAATGCCTGTCCTGCCAAGCTAGCCCAATCGGTTCTATCAATCTGCCAATATGGGGAAGAACCAATATAGCAAGGAATCAGAGAGCTTTTCTTTCCATCCAGTAATTCACTCTCTTCTTGTACTGCGTTAATTCCTCTAGACATTTTAAATCCTCCTTTATCTGTTAATAAGTTATTCTTGTTCTGTTTGTTTCAAGTGGTACCGATAAAGCTTCAAAACTAAGATATCCAAATGAATACGGATATGTTAATTCCTTTGAATTGTAAGAACCAAGCTGAATTGGCCTTTCAACCGTAGTACCTTTAATGCTTCCTTTTTCTATTATCTTTTGTCTAATCCACTCCAATAGATTGATACAGTCTTCAAAAGCCTTATTGTCTGGTATTTTTAATTCATATCGTTCATCTTGTTCATCCGTTATATACAATCCTGATGAATAACAGCATACCTGGATCATAATCTGCGTTTTTGAACTATCCATATCCGCTGAATTATCATCCATTCCAACCATAATATACGGTGCCTGAAAGAACTCATTTGCGGCACCGTATAACGAAAAATTGGTATGTGGAAGACACCCTGTTGTTACTTTCGGAATTACCATCGTAGACTCTTCATCTCCAAGCATATCCAAAGGTGGCGATTTCGGAAGCAAATAGTTATCCTTTTTTAGTTCCACTTCAATAAATTCCTGATATTCATGAAGAATTTTAAGCACTGTATTTGCCATTTTTAGCTTCCTTTCACCTTCTTAAGATTACGGTTCATATAGTGTTCAAACCGATTATTATACTTCTCTTGCATAGCTTTTTGTACTTCTTGTATAACGTTCTTATTTTCTGCCATTTGTGGGATAGAAATGGTCTTTAATGGAGCGATTTGATTTCCACTTTTATTCATTTTTATCCATAGCATGGTATTACCTACCTTTGGATTGGAAGGATTCGCAATAAAAGCATGTTTTACCTGTTCCTTACTTTTTTTTCGGATTGTTGCGGTAGCTATTTTTCTTTTTGCTACTTTAATTCCTTTCGAAGATGCGTAAGATTTTGGAGTAATACTAAAATGTGTTGACGTACCTATGGTTAATCGCCTGCTCGAAACTTTAATACTCCCACCTTTTAAATTACTGGCGCTACATTTATTAATTTTTGTATTTTTTTCAATTTCTTGCTGCTTCAAATTATACTTTTGACTGATTTCTCGTTTCAACGATGTCCTTCCGGTCTTAAGCGAGTCATTAATCGCCATACTCATGGATTTCTTACCACTTTCCGTAGTAACAATCTTTAGTTGTTTGAAAAATGGTGTATCAATTTTAGTATTAATCTTAATCAATTAAACACGCCCTATTCTTAGAAATATAAGTAACATCCCATATTCACGTTTTACTTCATCAATGACATAAAGATTTTTATTAAATTCGATAGCTTCATCATTACGAGGGAGTGTTTTAAACTGACTTTCCACTGCATATACAAGGTGACCACCCTGTCCAAGCGCTTCAAACTCAGAGGAATATTTTGCAATCAGTTGTTGGTCATCAATAATCGCTTTAATGGTGTTTTTATTGAAAGTACATAATTCCGCAAATTCATTCAAGTTAAAAAATATATTATCTAAATCCGATAGTATATTTTCCTTAAAACTCATTCCGATTCCTCCTCAGAATTTTCTTCAATAAAATTAAGAATTGCATCTACAAGATCGTCTTTTTTCATATCTGTATCCATGCCTTCCAGCCCAATGGATGCTGCATAGTCAACCAATTCCTGTTTTGACTTCATTTTTTTGATTTCATCTTCTGACAAGTAAAACTCATTATCTGACAGAATGGAATCAGCAGTCGCATTACTTACCACTTCATCGTCATTCTTACTTTTATGATCTGTAACATATTCAGCAACCTTATTATTAACAAGTCTACTTTCATCTTCTTTGGACAACTCTAAAACAGTTCCAGGGCCTAATAACTTAGGCCCATATTTTCCTGCAATAATTTTTATCATGCGCTACCTCCTAGCTTAGTACATCAGCTACAACCCAACCTCTTTTATCATTTGGCACTGGAATTGGAGCTGACGCAACACGTAATTCTCTTACTTCATTCTTTGCATCTGCAAGGTATTTTGGAATCTTTGTTCCTCTGTATGTATGGAATTGATTGTCTTCCTGCTCAATCTGTGTAATTGCACCATACAATGTACGACCCATTCCAGGAGCAGAAATAAACACTTTACCTGCTGGCATAAATGGAACCATCTGTCCATTTTCATTTTCGTAAGTCTCATCGTATACGAAAATATCAAGTTTCTTTCCTCTTACAATAATACTTCCAACATGTGCCACACCATCCGGTGTTTCAATCGGTGTAATATTTCCGATGTTAATGGTTCGGTTATCAAGCAATTTCTGAATGCCAGCATTTCCAATGAACTTTGCATATACATCCGCTGCCATATTCAAATCGGTCGCTGCGCATCCTGCAGAAGTTAGTACGGATACCATTGCGTCAAGATCCGCATAAATATCTGGATTTGCACCATCCCAAAGTACGGAAGGTGAATACACGTTTTGGAACGTAGTATCAAAATATCTTAATACCTTTTCCACAGGTTCTCCTACTCCATACTTTTCAGCGTAATGCTTCATAATAACCTGTCCTGTAAAGATTACTTCACCACACATCCACTCTTCTCTACGGTCAATCATTGCTGATAAATCAGCTAGATCTTCTCCCAGTACCTGAGCTTGTCTTTGTTCTGGTGTCATATCCGAATAAAGGTCTTCACCGAATCCCTTATTGTTCAGGTCGTCAATGGTTAGCGGTCTTTGTGGTGCAATGTAAGGTGGTTCGAATTCTTTTGCGATATAGCCTTCTCGATCCATTGTAATGCCACCTTTTCTTGGTATAACGAATGGTGCCATTTTTCTGCTACCCTCTTTATATTCAATTAATACTTTCTTTGTAGGAAAGATATCCTTATCTGTTGTAGGGAAGTAGCGTTTCTTAAACCAACTCATTACCGGGTAAATCTTTTTTGCTGTTTTAATCAATACTCTAGTATCGTAAATTGACATTATCATGTCCTCCTTTATTCATTAATTGAACTAGTTACAAAAATTCCGGAAGCTCTAAGCTCCTCAATGCTTGCAGCACTTAATGTTGCTCCCTCTTTAACGATCAGTTCATTTCTGTTTAAATTACCAGAAATATAAACGGTTACCACCACATCTGTTCCTGTTGAAGTGGTATCCACTTCATCCGATACTACACAATTTGCTTTAGAAGTCTCTCCTTCTTGCAAGGTAGAACCGTATACCACGTATTCATTGGTAGGACTAACCAAAGAAAGAATAGTACCTCTTTTAACAATCCCTTGATTTGTTTTGATTTTGACCGTTTTAACATCCAAAGGATGTTTACTGTCGATGATCAGTTTGTCTGGAACCACTTCATAACTTGTCTGATTTAACAACATATTAGTTTGCCCCCTTTCTCTTAGCATTTGCTGACTGGACAGCCATGTTCATTAACGCTTCATCTGGATCTACATCTGTTTCTGTAGGGGTTGCTGTTACCTGATTTACGTTTGACTCATTGCTGTCTTTTACTGCTGCTTCAAAGTATTTTTTGCCACTTGTAGCTGTTTCAGTTGCTAGCTGTAATGCCAGCTCTGCAGCATTAATAGGTTCCTCGTACTTCGCCTTATTTAGCATGGCTTCGCTGACTATGGATGCAATATTGTCGATTGATTGCAATCTACTTCTTTCCTCCGCTGCTCCTTCATTTTTTGCAGCTTCGATTTTTGTTGCAAGTTCATCTGCTGCATCCGGATTTTCTTTTAATAAATCTTCTAATTTCATTTCTTTTCTCCCTTCTGGAATAGTTTTATTTAAAATAGGAGCCGGATTATCAGCGTTATTCTTTATCTGATTTTCCGACTCTTTATTTTTTTCAATTATGTTCTTTCCCTTTTCTTGAAGCAGTATATTCTTTAGCTTTTCGATGGTATCTTGTGGAATACCAGTAGATGAATTATAAAAATCAATTGGTCTTCTGTTCATTACATTGGAAATGCTACACTGTGGTTCTGCCTTTATGATCTCATCTACAAACCCATATTCCACAGCTTCCTCTGCGCTCATCCATGTTGTATTGTCCATTAATTCCACTAATTTTTCATCGGATAGACCTGTTTTTGCTTTGTATGCATTTCGGATGGACTGATTTATAACCTGTAACATTTGTGATGCACTGTCCATATCTCTATAATCACCGGATGCACTCGATGAACAATTATGTATCATTACTACTCCAACATTGGTAATCTTATTTTTACAAGCTGTTAATATTTCAGATGCCGCACTTCCTGCAATTCCAACTACATGAATTTCGATATTTCCATTGTAGTTTAGTATGGCAGTATAGATTTCATGTGCTGCGATTACACTTCCTCCACCACTATTCATTTCAATAATGATATCATCCGTACCATTTACTTCTTTTAGCACGTCTAAAATATCTTTTGGACAAGTTGACTCCCATCCAATCCAGTCGTAAATCCATTTATTATCGTTTTGAATAATGTCTCCTTTGATATACGCTGTTTTAGCCATTTGATTTTCCTCCTTCATTCATCTTGATTTTTTCCATTTTCTGATTTTCCAAAGCTAACTGTTCAATATTGCTGTCAAAATTTCCACCATTCATTTCAATCGTTTCCTTTTCACGGGTAGAAAATCCATTTTGAACTTTTAATTGTGCGGCCTGAACTTCAACAACTGGATTTAACTGACCTTGAGCCGGACCATTCCACTCTGCTTTGCTATATGCTTTTTTAATTGATGGATCAGTAAAAAATCCAGGTGCAGTGATTCTTCCTTTGCTAACCGCTTCCGCTAACCAAAGTTCATAGACTGGTTGGCAGAAATCATTTGCAAACCATGTTCTTCTCATCTTGAATGCTTTCCATGCTTCTAACAATGCTGCTCTAGATGCCGAATATGATGCGGTAAAATTCTTTGTTAGCAGTTCAACTGGAATTTCCAGTGCTGCACCGCAATATTTTGTCATAGCTGAAACAAACCCATCAAAATTAATGTTCGGTCGTTTTGGATCTGCAATTTCAACGCTTTCTCCTTGTTTCATGTAGTTTATTAGTCCGTTTCCAAGTTCATAAGAAGATGTGTCCGAATCGGACACGCTATCTTCCTCTTGTTCAACTCCACCAAAATCCATCTCGTCATTTCCATCATCTGTTTTAATAAAAACAGTGAACATTCCATTGATAACTGCTGCCATTATTTCTGCTTCTGTGTATCTGGTAAGTTGCTTTAATGTTTCAATTACCGGAGCCAAATAAGGAACCCCTCTGTATTGCTCACATCGTTCAGCCTCAAAGATGTGTAATACATTTGGATTCCCTGTCCTTTTTCCATATGCTTCTATTCTGGTCCATTCTTTACCACTGTCAAAATCATCGGTATAGTTATTGCATACATGATATGCAACTACAGCTCCATCTGCATCGATCTCGATTCCATTAAAGATTCTATTTCCTTTTTTATTTTTTAAGGAAAGATCAATATTATCACCATACGAATTTGGATTTGATATCTTATCCCCTTCAATAAGTTTTATTCTAAGCTGATAAGGCATGTACTCTGTTTCTGCCTTATACTTTGGAAGAGCAAAGCAATCTCCGTTCATCAACCATGAAATCATAGCTATTTGCTGTAATTCATAAAAATTATGCTGCAGATTATTATCACAAAATTTTGATTCGCTCCACAAAGCCCATTCTTTCTCAATCTTTTTTTCTAAATTGTCCGCATCTTCATGTGTTATGCCAAGCAATTCAAAATCAATTCTAGATTTTAGAATAAGACCAGAGCCAATTACGTTTGTCCTATTTGTTTTAATAGCCGATGTTGCAATTGGTGCTGTCATAAATAGACTTCTTGACCTCTGCCTTAAAAGATGCAAATTTAAGTCAATGTCTTTTTGTGGTGATTTGCTATTTGCAGTCCATCCCTTCATGCTATTCTTTCTTTTACTAGCACCACCCTCATCATAACCAGAGTTTTTTATTATGCTTAAGCGTTGTCTTGCCACTTCTCGGCTCAAAGCCGTTTGTGGACTAATAGCGCCAATCATACTGTCAATCAGATTCACATGTCACCCTCCTTTCTTAAAAATCTCTTGGAATAATACGTGCTACCTTTCTTTTGGTTGTACCATGTCTTTCTAGGGCACGAATCTTCCCTTCCAATTCATTAATTGCCACTCTGACTTCCGCTAAGTTTGCTCTTGATAAACTTCTGGAACCAATAGAATAAGACTGTCCTTCTAAAATTTTTGTTTCAGCATCAATATACAGCCTTAATCTTTCTTTGTATGAATCAAGTCTTACCTGATCTGCTGCGCTTATCTTCATTTTTTAAACCTCAATTCCTTTATTTCTTACACCAGTTTTTCGTTTTCGTACCGATGTAGCACTCTTTTTCATGTAATTGATTCCATTCTCTACCTTACTTTCAAGACTACTCCAGTTTGGATTTAAGATTTCAACTGCTGCATATGCATAATTTCTTAAATCAAGTGGTTCGTTTCGTATTCCGGTTTTTTTTACCCACATGATTTTCAACTTGTTTTTCACTAGTTTTGTAACCTTTTCTTCGGATGTTATTCCCTTCATGTAAGTCTGATTATATCCTCTGTCTCTATTTTCTGGGAAATGACAGTATCCTGGTCCAGGCTCTGCAATCTTTAGCCTTGAAATTACATCTTCTTTTCCAGAATCAACACCAAGAATATATATGTCCGTATGGTCAACCACAATTCCTTTTGCATTCTTGATATCAACCTTTGTTTTTTTATAAATCAATGGAATACCTGGAGTGTTTGAGTAACCCTTTATTCCATAAATTCTTTTATTTTTTTTAGCCATTGCCTTTATAAACTTGTATACCATGTTGGTATGATGTCCACCAGTATCAATACAAGTTGCAGCCACTAAAAGACCAGTTCCATTTTTGAAATATAGCTCCGTATCTAGATACTCTTCTAGCTTATCCCACGTAACTTGCTGCGCTGGATCACTTCTTATTTCTGTTTTGAACAGTCCCCAGCTTTCATACCCTCTTGTCCATCCACATACCTCAATTTCAAGGCGGTCATCCTGAACATCAACTCCTGCCGTAATTAGAAGAACTCCATCTGGTATATCTGCAACATATTTTTCTCTTCGTTTCATTAGTTCATCGTCATCTGCTCCGTCTCCTCGCTCTTCCCACGTTTCTCCGAGAGAAGTATTAACAAATACCTTGAGCATTTCAGTTGAACCTGTTTTTTTTAGTTCCTCATTAGCAGTTTTAAAATCTTCAATAATCTCTTCCCAGCTTCTCCAAGGAGAACATAATTCATTTAGGTGGAAACTTCTTCTACGTATGATATTTGGATTTTCTGCAATCCACTTATGAGGTTGCTCCTTCCATTCTATTTCGCTAAATTGTTCCTTACAGTACAAGCATTCCATTTCCACTCGGTCAAAATGAACTCTCTTAAATTCATAGGGCTGATATTTGCCACAGCATGGGCACATTACGCTCCATTCCTCCTGTGTTCCTTGCAAAAATTCCTTTTGTATTCTTGAATATCCTTCAATCGTAGGTGTTGACACCTTAATTTTCTTTCTATTCCAAAAGTTGTTTGATCGTTTTTCTACAAGTTTGACTGGATCGCCTTCTGTTCCTGCGCTGACAGGATATCTGTCTACCTCATCGCAAAGAACAACCCTAATTGGTCTTGATGCAAGACTAGATGGTGAGTTTGCTCCTGCCATTGTTATATGACCACCCGGGAATGTTTTGTGTAAGATTGTGTTATCACTGTCTTTCGAACGTGCTGGACGTATCTTCTTTTTAAGAACGTCTGTATCCCTAATCATTGGAGCCAATCTATCTTTTGAAAAAGCTTCTGCTAGTTCAATAGTTGGCTGCAATAACATTATTGGCGAAGGATCATAATCAATGAAATATCCAACAATGCATAATATTATTTCTGTTTTTCCAACCTGCGAACTTGATTTGATTATAATATCCTGAACTTCTGCGCTGTTTACAGCATTCATGATTTCCCTTTGAAATTCAGCCCTTGATGTTCTCCATCTTCCTGGTTCCGCACTGGCTTCTGGCGATAGTCTTCTATATGTATCTGCCCAATCACTTACTAACAGTTTTGGTCTTGGCGCCAATATTTTCGCAATTCCAATAAACAAGATGACTGTTTTAAATTCCGCTTTCTTTTCCTTCATCGTTTAAATACATCTCTTCCTCTTCTTCTGGTTCATCTTCATTGTCTACATATTCCTTACCATAAAAATCCATAGCATTATAAGAAGATAATTCAGTCAATGTTTCATATATCTCATCTGTAAGAATATTTTGAATCTGTGCTTTATCCTTATCTAACAATAGTGGTGTTAATTTTGACGGAATAGCCAAAAGCTTCGTCTTAAAATTAGCTAGCATATCCATCATTACAGCCTCGACATCTTCTGACTTATGAACTTTACCTTTCATAAGAGCAAGTTTTAGTTCTGTTATGTGACGCTTTACTCTTTCATGTAGCGCTTTTTCTATATCAAGATCCAATTCATCTTCAAGTTTTGGCATATTTTTCATATCGTTATTTACTCGAAGATTTGCAATGTAATTAAAAATGCTTTCCTGTAATTTATATCTACCAGATGATGTTTTTACCATAATCCCATCCTCTGCTAAATATCGAACCATTCTTTCGCTAATTCCTAGTGTTTTGCTTAATGCTCCTGCTGATACCGTAATGCTTGATATATCATCTAACTTGTTTGCTGCCATCATATCACCTCCTAATTTATGAAAACGGAAATGGCAATGTGAAATTTTTTTTAATTGTGTCTAGCAATATTCTGGGCTCGACAGAACCGCAATGCTTTTTTCAGCGCTGGAAGAACCTAGGGTTTGATACCCCTATTGCCGACCTCATTTTACTTGTCATATCTTACTGTTTTGTCAAATATTTATTTTTGTATTTCTTCTATATAACCGGACAAAAATTTTATAGTCATACTTTACAACTCTTAGATATGTCAAATCGAACGACATAAAAAATTCTGCTTCCATTTTTTTCTACTGAAAGGCAAAATAAAAAAGACTATCGTTTGAATGATAATCTTTTAATCATTGAATCTTTTATATCCTGATTTATACCTATGTATCTCAGTGTATCTGATATATGCGCATGCCCAAGGATTTCTTTTATTGTTACTGCATCTTTTGTCTGCTGATACATATGATATCCAAATGTCTTTCTTAGTGTATGCGTTCCTATTGCTTGAAGGCCGAATGCTTCCCCTGCCTTATTTAAAATATTATACGCCTGCTGTCGTGTGATTGCTTTATTGTTTTGTTGAGGTGACTTAAATAGATATTCGTAATCTTTTTTATTAGATACATATTGTTTAATAATCGGCTTAAACTCATTGTTAATTGGGAACTTCTTTTCCTTGCCTGTTTTCTTTTCCCTAATTATCAAATAATCCTTGTCCCTCACGTCCCTCACACGAAAAAGAAGAATGTCTGATATTCTCAAACCAGAGTAAATTCCAAACATGAACATTACATAGTCTCTTTCATTTCTTACTCTCAAATAATCTGCAATATCTAATACCATATTCATGTCCCTGATTGGTTCAACTGTATTCAAAACATGTCTCCTTTCTTTGCATAAAAAAAGCCCATAACTTCAAGTGTTATAGGCGTTAAAAATATATTAAAAGTTTATAATATCCATTGACGTCCACGCATTTGCGTGGTATAATAAATACATAATAAAGGAAAGGAGATGAATAACAGTTGGATAATATGATAAAGGTACTTACAATCATCTGGTTAGCGGTTCAAATTGCCGACAAGCTGATGAAACCGTTTAATAAAGATGATAAGTAAGTACCCAAAGGGGAACGAAAGTTCCCCACCTCTTAAAGGTAATCATATTATATCACAACTATCAAACCTATGAAAGACTATAAAAATAATCTTACCACATTATTAATCGTATTTATTGTTCTGAAACTCGTTGACTTCAATAACCTCGGCATCCTTGACTATCTATTGTTTGCCCTGCTTGCTGTTGATGTTATTGTTACTATCTTTTCATGGAGAAAAGGAAAATGAAACTAAAGCAAATCATGACCAGCAAAAATCTAACCTATAAAGCATTATCTGATTTAAG